ATTGGATCCAATGAGGTCTCTGAAATAATCCCAGAGTTCAACTACTAGTTTACTCTCACTACTCATTATTACTCGTCGTTTTCTGCGGCATCCTCGGCGGCCATCCGGGCAAGCTCTTCCGCCTTGGCAGCCGCTTCAGCCGCCTCGCGACGCTCCATATGAGTCGGAAACTCGAGCATCACCAGGTCTAGCAAGTCGTGGCCAATTTGCTTGCGGAAATACTTATGCTCGGTGCCATCCAGAGCCGTGTACTTCAGTTTGTTACCTTCCTTGACGAAAAGCTGCTTGGCTTCGAACATATCCAGAAGACCTGAATATGGATCGAGACCGCTATCCCAAGGAATCTTCAGTTCTACAGTCTCAAAGGGCTTGTTATACCGAGTCTTCATGATCTTAATCTGAGACCGGATACCCTGAACCGTTGATGTCTTGTTACCATCTTCATCTTCCTTCAGCTTGAGCTTACGCATCGCAAGCACAATCGAAGAAGCATAGATGAAGCCCTGGCCGCCAGTAATTTTATCGTCAGGATCAAACATATCCTGGCTAGCGTAGCTGTGGTTGGTACAAACCAGACCCACGTCCCACTCACCAAACATATTAACACAGTTGCGAACCAATGCGTTAAGGGCCTTTGGCTTGCGACCCATGTCACCCTTCATTTCACCAGCTTCGAACTGGTTAACATCGGTTGGTGTCAGGAGCATACCTAGCGAGTCAACAACGAAGAGAACCTTTGGGCGATCCTCACGTGGAACACTCGAATAGGTCGCCTTGAAGTTCTTCATGAAGTCGCTGATAATCTTCGCAACGTCATCAATCATCGCCGCATTGATCTTCAGCAGTTTGTCTTCGCTGACATCAACATCTAGGGCTGTAAGCCAATCTGAATCAAGAGCATTCTCGGAATCAATCAGCACAACGAAGTAGCCCTGATCCTGAGCATTCTTAACCAAATTGCCTGAAGCCAGGTAGGATTTACCTGAACCTGACTGGCCAGCAAACATAGTCACCTTACCTAGTGGAATACCACGAGTAAAATCACCACTAACGGCATAGTTAAGGGCAAAGCTACCCGTGCTGACCCAATACTTTGGATCGTTAAAGCCAACCGAAATACCGTCTAGGCTTTTGGTGATATCTTTTCTGAATTTTGACAAATCTACTGGTCTCATGGTTTTGTTCTCTTTCTATTTGAGCCAAAGTGTCATTGCCTTCTATTTCACAGGCATCCTCCGAATCGCGCGGCATGACACGCCCGCTTATTGCGACCACCAGGACGATCTAATTGTGGGGAATAATGGGGTGGCTAAGGAGCCAGCCACCCCATCATTTTAGCCGTTTAGGCCAGCCTGCTTCTCCTTAATGCGGCGGAGGATCTCCGAAGCATCAGGGGTGCCAGCTGGGCGGACAGGAGCCGCTGCTGGGGCAGGTGCCACGGTCTCTTCGACCTGAGGTGCTGCCTGGGTAGCACGCTGTAGAGCAGCGAATGGATCAACCGTGGTGGTTGTCTCAGTCGTTGCTGGAGCGGCAGGAGCCGAAGGAGTAGTGTTGGAATTGTTGTTCCAGTTACCACCTGCTGGCTTGTAGAACTGCGACCAACGCGCAGGATCATAAGCCTCATCATTAACCGACGCCTGGAACATCTCCTTGATAGCCTCGAGCTGTTCAGCAGTTGGCTTGGCAGGTAGATAATCCTTCAGGTTGTTCAGACCATAAGTCTCGATTGCGCCAGCTTCATCTGGGCTCAGCGAACGGGTCTTGAATGACCAGTTGCTGGTTGAATAGTTGGCATATCCACCCTTACTAGTCTTGACCAGTTTGAAGTCGCGGCCAGCGACATAATCGGTGGGCAGGTCTTCCATCTCAGGATTCATCAGCGAACCCTTGATGATCTCAAAGATGCTTGGGTTGATCATGAAGCGACGGATTGGATTCTCAGGAGTTTCTTTCTCCTCAAAGCCACTCTGGACCACAAAGCCCTGGAAGAGGTAGGACTTCTTCTTCCAATACTTGCGAGCCATTGGCTGAAGCGAATCATCCTTCCACCAAGGACGGGTCTCGGCTAGGATTGGGCAAGTCTCACCATACATCTCCATACAGGGGACCTGGACCAGAACTTCACGGTCATGCTCACCCTTGATACCTTGGAAGGGTAGCTTGATGACTAGACGCTCAGCCCAGAAAAATGTGTTGTTGGGGTCGCCGTCTGGAAGGAAGCGGATTAGTGTCTGACCGCCTTCAGGTGTGTTCCAGAACGGATACATGGAGTTATCGCCGCCTGACCTATTGCCTTCTGCCTTAGTCTGCTGCGATAGAAGCTTTTGACGGATTTCATCAAGTGTTGCCATTGGGTTGGTCCCTTCTTATTCTTATTGGGCTATTTGTGAGCCATTATTGAGTTACAAACGCAATAGGCATTCCCGCCTATTCCGTATCTCTATTTAGCATTCTGGTTAACCAGAATTCAATATAGAATTGGTGATTTAGGCATTTTCCTACATCTTTTGTGTAGAATTCCTGCTCACTTGATCCTTATATAGGATTCTGGTTAACGGGTCATTATTCATGGAGAAGGCGGAAACCAGGTTATGATCTCCGCCTTACTCTTACTTACGGAACATTGCGTTCTTTAGGATATTGGATAGATCCTCATCCATGGGTTTAGGTTGATCCGTGTAGGTAAATGTTCCAGCCTTAGTATCATGGATAACGTAGGGCTTAGAAGGATCTCCCACACAGTATTCAGGAACCAAATTCCAACCAATTTCCTCCGCATTCTCCGGAGTATTGTGGTAATATGTCACCGTCTCATCAACTTCTTCAGCTTCTGTCACGCCACGCTTCTTAAGTTCAGCACGGCAGCGATCAGCATATTCAATACCCTGAAGCGTTCCACGACCCTTCCAAGAATCTCTAATCTCCTGTTTGAGCTCGTCATCACTCTTCTGGCTTAGATCATCATGCTTGACCTTCACATCATTGATAAGATTGTTGCTCTTATCGCCACCAAGGGCCTCATCAGTCTCTTCCAAAGGCTCTAGATTCAAATCCATGATGCGATGCTTCAATTCACCAGCAAGGCGCTCAGATATCTGGCGGAGGAACTCGCTGACTTCTTCATCAGCATCATCCTGCCAATTTGGTTCCTGAATACCAAACTTCTCTGGCATCTGAATCATGTCATTTGCCAAAATGTGGAGTTCATTGAAGATGTTGTCGATGGTGTCTTCATCCGCGTAAGCTTCTCCAAGCTCACCACGCATTTTCTGAAGTGATGCTTCAGCTTCACCATACATCTTACGATCCATCATATCATCACGATAGCGATCATATTTGGCATCCTGCTCCGCTGCGGCATCCTCTGCCTCAGCCTCTAAGGCCTTGTTCATCATCTCATGACGAACGTTCTCTGGTAAGCTATCGTAATCAACAGCTTCACCAGTCTGCTTGATGGTGATACCATCAATCATTGGAATGTCGTCATCCATGTAATAGGAGACTTCAACCTCAACATCCTCAATGCCATTGAGTTCTAGGTAATCGGTGAACTTACCCGAACGAGTTCCAAAGTTGTAGGCCTCTTCAACATCCTGCATTTTACGGAACGCACTTCTGAGGCCACGTTCGCGACGGTTCAAATGAGCCTTGTTCCCTGTCTGGTCAGCTTCCCTCTCCGCACGAGCACGATCAGAAGCAGCGCGGCCAAAGTAATCGGCTACTTTCGCCTTAGAGAGTTCATTCAGATCATCTTCGGCGACCGGCTTTGCCTTGGCAGCAAGGTGATTCTTCACAAACTCATTTGGGTCAACCTTGGTCCAATCAGCCTGGTCCTTAGGAACCTTGATAACCATGGATTTTGTGCCACCGTTCTTCAACCAACGGGCCTCGTCCTTGGCATCTTCGGCGTTATCGGCATCGAAATGATGACCCCAGTTACCATCGTCATCCTGCGAGAATACACTATGGTAGACTGGAACACCAGCTTCACCAAGTTTCTTGGTTACTCGGGCACCACCAGCCTTAGTTAGAGTGCCAGGCTGTAGTGTGACTGTTCGGTATTCTGGAAGGTTTGGATGGTTATTATCGAACTCAACCTTAACGAACTTACCATTATCACCAACAACTGTACCCGCACCATACTTTGGATGAGTTACACGATCACCCTCTTTGATATTCGGATCAAAACCATCAACGGTCTTCTTCTCTTGCTGTGGAATACCATTCTCCCAGTTGTTGAAAACTGGTGTTTCTCTCTCAAGAACTGCTCGAGGTGAGAAACTGTCGAACCATTCAGCGAGTTCATCTTCCTCAGCCACACCACCCAGAGCTGGAACCTTCTCAAGGTCGTCAACATGGAGAGTCTTGGTTCCGCCATGTAGGAATTCAACACTTGCTAGATCGCCCTCAACCGAGAGCACAACTGCTGGTCCCATATCGGAAGCCACGTGGTCACCAGCCGAGATACCATGATGCTCTGGCTGGTCTTCCATCTCTGCGAATTCTTGAACCGTATCCTGGAAGTGATAGCCACGATCCTCACATTCCTTACGAACGTGCTGGAAGAGCTCTTCGGCCTCATTCTTGAATTGTTCTGGCTTTGCGTTGTAATCCATCTGATCCATTTCATGAGCAATGGAACGAGCCAGGCTTTGCTTCATCTCATTGGCATCAAGAGCTGTATCCTTCTCATCACCGTCAATGACGAATGGATATTCATCAGCAATCCAATCATCGACGTTGAAGTTATCAACAACATGTTGAACTTCCATATCGAAAGCCTTGTCTGGATTATCCTTGAAATACTGGTGATCCATGTCCCAGCCTTCCTTATCGTCATAAGGCCCAGCTTCATCAATCACGCTTTCATCTACATCAGCATCATCGGGCCTGTTGGCATCAACATGATCTTCAAGGGCACTATAGAGCTTCTTAGCGATGGTCTTCTCAGCACCATCAAGTCCCTTACCTTCAGCCATCTTATCAATGATAGTGCTGACGTAATTGAGGGTCGCTGGATTGGCGAGCTTATGCTGACTCACGTAGAGATCTAGGAAGAATCTGATAGCTGCGCTCTCATCGCGAAACTTTGGCTCATTGTGGTATGGATATTCAGGCATCTCGATATTGCCTGAAAGAATGTCACGTAGACCATCAGCTAGTTCACCAATGCTCTTCTCCTGGTCCTTATCCATATCACTAGTTTCACCAGAAGCACGGTAACGGGCCTGGGTCCAAGCAGTGGCATAATCTAGAACCGCGTCATTCTCGTTAAGAGTGTAGGCGGCTTCAATGAGATCCAGATAGGATCGAGCATCTTCAAACATGATGTCTTCATTGAATGCTAGGTGGTTACCGAAACGGGTCACACCCTCGATGTCGTGGCCATACTCATCAGCAAGGGCCTCCACGAGTGAATCAGCAGTATCTTCGCCAAGAGCGATGACACCCTGAAACAAGTTGTTCATGTTGGTCATTTGTTCACCCATTGTTAGTAGAGCCACCGGCTTAAGAGCCTCGGCCAGTGAATGATTGGAATCAATTTGGAGGAGGTTCTGAAGACGAGCTATCTCTGCCGCCATACCTTCGCTCTCAGTGAGGATTGAAGTCTTTATTGGAAGGCCAGTTTCAGTGATCCTACTATAACCTCTAGGGCCAGTTAGGGTCTGAAACGCCTTACGAATCTCAAGAATACGGTTCTTGATAATTGGTCGAATGGTTAGGGCCGACTCATCCAAGATATTCCGGCAATAACGGATGTAGCGGTTAGCCTGTGCCAGCTGGAGGCTTTCTTGAGCCAATTCCACAATCTGTGTGCCAATGACATCATGAGGCTTGCCACCTTGTGCCATATGCCTAGCGAACGCACGACCACCACTCAGATGCGTAACCGGAAACTTGAATCGCTCACCCTCAGCGGTCTCAACAAACATGCTTAGAATGTTGCGGCCACGCGCTCCGATGATGCCTTCACGGATTGGAGCACAATGACGAATAATGAGTTTGCTCGAACCAATCTTCTGGTAGGACGTCTTAGTCGAACCCCACATATTGGCTTCTGCCACACCAACAGTCTGGTAGGCAAAATCCTTAGGTTGGAGTTCTCGCCCATATTTGCGGACGTTAAACATCACATTGTAACGAGTGGTGATCTGCCTGATTGTATTGATCAGACCACTAATTGCTCGAATATCAGCTGAAGCACTCAAATAGAGTTTTACTTCACTATCACTACCTGCTTCAATTACACTCACCATCATGTTACCAGGGGTAACAAACATACGGCGGGCATTGCTAGGATCATAAGTCTTGTTACCGTCAGAGCCATAAAGCGTCAGAGTCTTACCAGAGCCCTTCAGGACCTGGAATAGCTCTTCACTCAAGCTATCAAATAACGAGCTCATGTGGTTCCCTCCTACAAGTCTGATATTTAGCGGAAACCGAACCTCAGACTACAATAGGCATAGGGGCTGAACTCTCATCCCCATCTGAAATATCCTTGAGGTTGATCTCGATTTGCTCTTCCCAATCGGCACAGATTTGGAGTAGACGCACCACTTGTAGAGTGGCCATGACCAAGTCGTCATTGATACCTGCTTTAGCCTGATATGAACCACCACCACGCACAAAGTTCTTCAGCTCAGTCAGAAGAGCACGACTCTTCAATGTCATACGGTGTGTTTCAACAAGAGTCTTGAAACGCGAGCAAGCTGTCATCTTGGTACGCATATTGGTATTCAGACCTTTACGGCCGCGCCCACCACCAGTTTTGCGTGGTTCATGGGTGAAGATGCCGGGGAAATTCTCCTCACCGATATTGTCAATCTGAACCAACGCCGCTTCACCAAGACTGTTATTCTCGACAGTCCAGTAGATCTCCGGATCACCATCCTGGTCTGGGTTATTGGCCAGTGTGTAATGTATATACAAAAGCGCCTTACGCAGGATATCCACCTGAGTCTGAATGTTTGTCTTATTATGACGCCATTCAGCAACCTGAGTCATAGTGCTCATATCAAAGACCTGGATAGCCGAATAGTCTGAGCCAGTTCCCATTGATGGATCAAGGGTGGCACCGTAGATGTGATTGGCTTGTGGTTCATCAAACCATCGCATCTCACCAATCTTAAAGACAGCATCATTGGGTGAAAGGTTCGCTAGAACCATTGGATTAATGAGCGTTTCATCCTCCGAAACGAACTTACACTCATATTCTCGTTGGAACTTCTCTTCACCCAACTGGGCACGCTGTTCCTTAGCCCATTGCTCGTTACGTTCTGGATTCTTATCCCAAGTTACACGAATGGGTCGATAACCGTTGGAACCGATACCGCCAGGAATCTCATTACCATGCTCATCCAGATTGTTGATAGCAGCGAACCAAATCTTAGCGAACTGATCCTCATCATTGTTTGGAGTGCTAGTAATGATACAACTACCACCAGTTGCTAGAGTTGGTGCGATAGCTGACCAGAATTCTTCAGCCTTGTTGGGCTGAACGAACGCAAACTCGTCCAAGTAAAGCAAAGAGATCGAAAGACCACGACCAGCGTCTTTGGAAGTTGCTCGACTGATGATCCTGGAACCATTGTCAAAGGAGATGGTTCCCTTGTTATACTCCACTACACCACAACGTAGCCAGTTGTATTTCTCCAGATTCTCATAGGCGAACCTGATACGATCCATGATCTCCAGAGCCGCGGTGTATTTGTTAGCTGCGATCAGGATAGTGGTATCGGGCTCAAACATGGCCTTCCAGAGGAGGAATCCAGCAGCGCAAGTCGTCTTGCCCATCTGTCGGGCCGTAAGCGCAATACAATACCTATTCTCATGGAAGGAGCTAATCATCTCTTCCTGATAAGGCCAAAGTTCAAATGGAACTCGACCTTTGGTAGGATGCTGGATCTTGACGTAATTTCTACAGAAATAGACCGGATCGGTCATACATTTGCGGAGTTCTTCAATCTGGTTTAAGTTGAAGCGATCCTTAGAGTAACCCCTCTTGATAATCTCAATTTCTTTAGCCATAGATGATTGGGGCGGTAGTCACTCTGCTACCGCCCAGAGTCCTTTCTTAGTCGAATGTCTTGACTGGCAGCTTCTTCGTAGGAGTGATGCCTAATCTAGCAAGATCTACCGCCACGTTCTCGTATTGGTTCTCAACCTCATCGGCGGTAAACGCAGCCATTACTCTACCTGGGCGACACTTTTGGCCAGTTCTAGTCTGAGTCACACAAGTAACTCTTGTGCCAATTGGCGTCTTGGAATAGCTGTTGATGAAATTGAGGCCTTTCTTACCATTGCGGTCGATTTCTAGAACTGTGAAGCCATCTTTGAAATCAAAATAGCCAGCGCCGGCTTTGATATCCTCAAAACTGGCATAACCGCAATCAGTATTCAGGTAGAATGGTTCACCATACTGGGTCACCTTACGGCGATAATCCTCATTATAGCCTTCATCAACTTCATCATTTAGCGAAGGATCTAGAGGATGAGGGCGACCATTGAAAACCTCAGCTTCTGCCTGGGCCTCATGTGGGTTCTGAAAGACCTGAGTAACAGCATTATGCCATTCATCTGGTTCCTGGGTATCAACTACCACATAACCATAAGGCTCATACGCCCTTGACCTCACGACATAGCGATCACCTGGTTGGTGGTCTTCATTCATATCACGCTCAACATCCTTCATGATCTTGGCGCGTTTTGCTGGTGAAACCTTCCTCAGGTTATCCACTTCATCATTCGCTGGATCATCAAGATCAATCTCATGGTTCTTGATATCCTTGATATCAAGATCTTCATCAACCGATTCATGCTTATGACGTAGCTTTGCTAGAACCGCCCCAGCTACTCGCTCACCAGCCTCCTTGGAACCATATTCCTTAGCTGCCTTCTTGGCGATTTTGTCAAAGTTCTTGCCGGGCTTGCCTAGATCCTTACCCTTTGCTGCCGCCTTTGCGGAATAAGTATGATCCTCCTTAGCAATCGCAGCATTCATACCACGAGCACGCTTAGCAATCAGAGCATCATGCTGATCAGCCATATCGTGGTTACCAAGCTCACGATGAATGGCCGAATGGTTGGCGTGACGATTGATCTGATCCGATGCTTTCTTGAAGTAACTGTTCTTGGTATCGTTGCTTAGCTCTTGAAGCCGAAACTCATCGAGAAGTGACTCAGTGGTAACGTTCTCGATCTCCTTTCCGACAGATGGATTACGATCCTGAGCTTCCTTGACATAATCGGCGAAAGTCTTGCTCTCTGGCATTGGATTATCGGATGAACGAGCAGGAACCCTTTTGGTATCAGGCTGAACGATATCCCTGCTACCGATACCAGCATAAGCCCTAGGATGAACGTCATGTTCACGATAATCGTAATCAGCTTCCTCATCTAGACCATCTTCATCTGCGGTTCGCCAAGCGGCATAGAAAATGGCTGGGCCAGTTGGTTCATCAACTGGGTTATTGTTCTCATCCATCCAACCACGTTCTAGGTAGACACCATAACCATCGACAACACCAGTAAGTAGAGTGAGGCCATTTTCATCCGCCTTCTGAATCGCAATTTTTTCTAGCTCTTCAAAGAGATCATCCTCGTCAACATCATCAATATCATAGACTGTCTTAGACACTAGGATGATATACTGATCACCATAACTATCGATGACTACCTCATTCTTACCGAAGGTGAGATTACATGCCATATCAAAAGCAGCATCATCCATTGCTTCGCCAATTACTTGCTCATCTAGATCATCCTCGTCGTCACCGCTGTTTTCAAAATCGCTACTCCACCCGAAGCTGGTATCCAGAGCCACTTCTTCCATCTGATCCGCAGCGTCAGCTAGACCCATAGCAGCGGAAATCTCGCTACACGCCTGGCTTATAACCGCGTCAATGTCATCATTAGCATCAGCAGCTTTCCTGAAGAACTCCATTGCTTCCTGCTCAGCTTGGTCCATCAGATTCTTGTCGACCATGGTCAAGTGATCAGAGGGCCAATCTGCGATTGCGCTAAAGCCGCGACCAACAGAGGTAGCGCCAGCCATGTCACCAATCATTCCAGCAAAGCTGTCAATTAGTGGATTGTGTGGGGCTAAAGTTGCTACCTTCGCAAGCGCGGAGGCCTCTTCTGCCTCATCCAGATCGTCCTTAGGATCACCAGCATCCCAGCCCACGACCAGGGTATTTGGAACAGTTGTATCTGGAGCGCCGTCCTCATCTAGGTGAACCCAAGAGATCATATCTGGCTGATCAGTTCTGCCTGCGAATTCCATAATCTGATCAATGAGATCATCCTCATCAGCCTCAGTGAGCTCTACACCAGCTGGAACCTGCTTATACGCAACATCATAATCCTGATAAGTTCCTTCGATGTAGTCGGTTCCCATCTCCTGAGTCAGATTGGATGGATCGAACCGATCCATCTCCTCATAGAAGTCATCTTCTGAATTCTCTAGAACGGGCTCAATGGATTCATCAGCAAGGGTCAAATTACCCTCATCGTCCACGACAGCGTCCACGGCACCAGTATCACCCATGGGTTCTTCAGCGGGCTCCTCAGGGGCAGGATCGACAACATTATCACCCATCTCTGGTTCCATGTCAGCCGCAGTATCAGAGACAATGTCATCCATTTCACCAGCAGCCTGGAAGTCTGGTTCCATCATCGACATAATGGTCCGTAGATCAGGGGCAGCAATGCTGCTCGAAACTGATCCAGTTGGAGTTTGCTCATCTACAGTCAGAGTAGCTGGGCCATTAAACATCGCCGATTTAACACCAGCGTGCTTAAGAAGCAGAGCAAGGCCAGGCAGATCTTCTGCGTTGAATGTGGTGTTTGAGTTCACATCACCATCGGCATTGCTGACGTTGAGGGTTGCGGCCTCATCGAGTTTCTTCTTGTCGGTCATGATTAGCCCTTCCTCTTGACGTTCTCGTCATAATTACCATAGTTACCAGTCAGGTTGGGCTTCGCAGCCTTGGCTCCTGCTTTCTTTGTGTTTACGTGAACCGGCTTAACGGTATCCTGGTCAGCATTGAAATCACCAGCAATGGTCTTATCCTTTGGATTCAACCAGGAGAACTTGTGAGTTTTCTTGATATCATCGATTGCGGGGACGGTTTCTGCTTCACCATCCGCCTTTACCTGAGCCAGGTAATTGAGCAGCTTCTTGTTGTAGGCATCACCATAGGCGACCTCTTTGGGTTGATCTGCTTCTTCATAGTTAGCCTGATCAAGTAGCGCTTCCTGATCATCCTTATGGATCTCTTCAATCTTCTCAGCTTCGATTTCAACTGGTTCATTCTCACCGCGAACGACCAACATCTTGTCTGGAATTTGGAGGGCACTACGAAGTTCTAGAGCCAACATATAGGAGGAAGCTGGAATAGCAGTTTCAATATCCACTACCCAGACTTCAGCCATATGGAAGTCTCTGAAATCCAGAGGGGCTTTCTGAGCCATCAATTTCTTGGGTTTGGAGACACTCTTCACATCATACTTGAAGAGTGCGTCTTTGAGGGTTGCGATGAAGTGATCATCCATTGGCATGATCGACTTGACGCGATACTTGTAAGACTTGGCACTCTCAGCCAAGTAGTGATAAAAAGACTTCATGGGCGCGCCTCTCACATAGGAGTTTCACCTATTTATCGAGAGTCGCTTAGATCTCACCCTTGCGGATCTTAGCCATCAGGTCATTACGATTGGCCACAATACTCTGACCACCTGATTCGATAATCTCACCATCCTCGACATCCTGGTTCATTTCCTTCTCATGAGCCTCTTTCTCCATCATGAGCTTGATACGTTCCATTTTGCGAGCTGCCTTGGATTGGCTTGCCTTAAGAGCAATCTCAAGGGCTTTCATCGCTGGAGTGAAGGCATTCGCACCAGCATGTTTGGGTTCTATGTTGAAACCCAGATCAAGAAGGTCCTTGTGTGCTTTCACCGCCATCTCATAGATGTCATCGGTTTCAGCAGTATGGTCGTTCACACCAATGACATCTTCAACAACTAGATCCTTAGGATCTAGATTCTGAAGAGCATTCGCCATCTTCTCAACTTCGAGATCAGTAGGCTGTGTCTCAGCGTTCTGCTCAGCTGTCTCTTTCAAAGCTTCTTGGAGGCTAGGAAGACCAAGCTCATCAGTGATTGCTTTAGTCATCATCTTCCTCCCTTTGGAGCTCAAATTCAACTACTAGAGCATTTGGCTTGAGCTTCTTGAACTGCTTGACTTCTGATAAACTCTGATCGCCGCCGCCAACTCTAACCAGGGCGTCAATGTAATCGAGGAATGTCTCACTCTCATCGCCCCAATCATCACCAACGATGATCTCTTGATCGACGGGGAAACACTCGTAATCAGATGCCTTAGAACAGGCTATACCAACGGTTCTGATATCCATATCCTCTACAAGATGATAGGCCAGACCTGGAATACCCTGGTCAGTTAGACCACTCACCAGTTCGCTAATCATCTTGTCAGTTTCGAGTTCTGCCTGCATGATTCCCTTGAGGATCATGATCTTAGCTTGGTCCTCATCAAACTTACCAGAACTGTAACCCACTATACCTAGTTTCATAATCGTACCTCTAGTGGTATTTACTTACCACCAGCTTGACGGTACAACTGATTTTCGGTCATTACTCTGAATTTTACGCCTTGGGCTCGACACCAGGCATAAGCAGCCTTCCATTTGGCCTCATTGAGTATAAGGGCTTCTTGATCCTTACGAGTGCGAGCAGCTTCGGGGATGCTCTGGCTAAGAGGTTTGATCTCTATGAGTTCAGCGTGCTTCATACCCTGACTATCAACATAGAGGATGAAGAAGTCTGGAATGTAATTGCGAAGCTTCCCAGTAAATGGATCCTGATAGGGGATCTTAATGGATTCACTAGCCCATTGAAGAATGTAAGGATGCTGATCACATAGGTTCATAAATGTGAGTTCCCATGCGGATCTAAAAATAATCGGATGAGTTCCCACGTATTTCTGAGGGTTCTTTGGTACAAAGGCGCCCTGGTTGTAAGCAGGCATTAGAAGAACTTCCCAGGAGATCCAAAGAGAACTCCCTTCAACAAGCCTTGGGCTCCTTGTTTGGCACCCTGAGTATCACCACTTACTAGATCTTTAAGGCTTTTCAGACCAGTCTGACCAATAGCCAGACTACGGTTAGCATCATAAGCACCAGCAATGCTACTCACGATACCACCAATACTCTGCGTGCCCTGACCAGTAACTAGACTTGCTAGGTTCTGAGTCAGCACATTGCCCACAACATCACCTAGACTACCATTTACCGAATTAGGATTACTAGCTAGACCTGGATTGGCACCAGACGGATACTTGTCCTGAATATCCCAGAACTGAGCACGATCAATACCAAATTCAGTAGCCAATTCAGCGGTCAATGGAGCAGAATCATGGAATACGATACTCTCGAAATCGATGCTGATTTGAATTTCGTTGGTTACCGCACCAACTGAATAATCAAAGTCATCTGGGTTGTATTGACTGATCTTGGGGTTGATTAGATCAAACTGGGTATAGACGCCGTTATAGAGCTGGTAGACTGAGATATGACTGAAGAAGTAAGCATAGTTCTGATCTTCGAGTGGTGGCAGGAATCCCCACTTACCAAGTTCATAGGGTTCACCGGTTACAACATCATAGACGCTGGTGCCAGCACCAGCCACGACGCTATCACCATAGTAATAGCGATAGTACTCTGAAAACATCTGGAGAACTGATTCATTGATCGTATCATGGAATTTGAGCTGTAGAGCATCAAATTCATGATTGGTCTGAACCACTCGTTTGCGATTATACTGGTTTAGAGTTTCAGTCTTAAAGGAGATCCGAGGGCGATCAATATTCTTGACCACCAAACCAATACCACGCTCCCATGCTGATCCACCCTGGCTATCAGGGCGGAAGAACTTCACATAGAAGAGGAACTTGGTCTTGGGGGCATTCGAGAATTGCCCACCCCCAAGACCAAAGGTATTCGAAGCCGTATGGCTGTCTGCCAACATAAGTGGCAGACCATTCGCATCAGTTGTACGACCACCAGTCGCCGAATCTGCCATCTATCAGACCTTACAGGCGGGTGCCTGGAATCATCTCTGGGTTGGTGGCCATCAGACCATCGCCCAGGGTGGCGTTATCATAACGGATAGTTAGCTGAATCGTCTGGAACGAGCTTTCGGCATAATCCAGTTCACTGAACTCAACATTGCTGAGGAAGCAGCCTTCAAGTGTCCAAGTATCGATAACAGTATCGTTACCACCATCCAGGGTCTCGATGATAGTTACGAACTTGTAATTGATACCAGCCGCGAAAGCAGTTTGCTCAAAGTTGTTGAGCTGCTTCTGAAGCTGATGACCAACGAGTTTGCTGACGTTGTTGGTCAGGTCATCCTTAAGCGTGATAGAAACGGTGTCCCACTCATGCTTACCAGCATAGTAGGCGACGCTGTTGTAGCTATCCACCTTGACGGGCTCATAAGAGATCTTTGGCTTAGTCGCCGTCTGAACCTGCTGAGTGAAATCTAGGCCGCCTGAGATCGGACCAAAGTTCACAACACGGACGCGGTAGCGATACTTGTATTTGAGCTGTAGCAGACCGCCACGGCCCTGGCCACCGCCAAGCGGAACGCCGAATTTCGATAGTGTCTCGACCATGGGTTCGATCCTCCAGATTGAACTGTTGTTCAGTTATTTATCTGGAAGTCAAAAGCGCGTGGTTAATTCACCACTTTATGGATTTAAGCCGTTATTGTGTCTGGAATCAGGACCGTAAAGGGCCGGATACTTTCTCAAGAAGCCATCGCGATCATCGATAGCATTAGCTCTCTCGATGATACCAATCCAGTGTTCCAGCGCATGATTATCCTCCATCATGATGATCTTATCACTACCATCCCAAGGAGGGCCATCATTCAAGTTCTGAATCGTTAGTGGTTCTTTACTACCATCTTCTGGATCATAGATATAGAAATCCAATCCTCGAGAGTTCCTAATCAGAGACTTCCAAGTCTCTTCAGCAGAATCAGTCTGGGTTTCATCACTATAGATTGGGCCATATCCATCCCTAACCAAGTATTCCAACTGACCTTTCACTAAGCCTTGCTTTTGATAAGACCTAAGGGTAGCAGATCGACCAATTGTGAATCGTCCGTCTATGTCATTGAATGTTATCATAGAAACCAACTGATCACCGTCAAAGACGCCCGAGGTGAATCGACCATTCTTCTTACCCAGTTTCATATCATAGGTGTGAATCTGAGTTACCGTTCTAGCATCCAGGAAGGCATCGGCATATTGAGACATTGTTTCCTCAGGGGCGTACGCGAAACTATCTCTACTGATCTCGTTCAATTTTGGCTTCATTTCAACAAAAGCAACTATGACCTCTTCGAAACCAAGATCGTAGAATGCTACAATCCGATGTCTGCCCTCCATAATAAACATTGATGAGTCACCCTTCTCAACAAAAACCGGAAGAGGGGGTGAACCATTCTTTAATAACTTCACAATACGCTGAGTTCTCATCTTATCCTTAGGAAACTCATCATATGTTCCCTTCATCTCCAGGATAGTATCTTTGAACTTGGTTATAGGTGTTTTGGATATGGAGAATAGGAGATCTTCTAGATTGGCGCCATGAAACCAACCTACAACATTCTGAATATCATTGGAATCAGCCAATTCTGGGTATTTGTTCAAGAGATCTTGAGCTGTCAAACTGTCTTTAGCTTCTAGGATTTCAGACCAGCGCATACCATATTTAGTCATGAAGGTGGCGGGCCCTTTTGGAACCCGCCACCTTCAGCTGGTATGGTTAGTTGCGGAAGAAATCACTCATGATGGCCGGTGCCGAAGCATCGAAGCCAACAAAGTCCATCATACCCGCATCCTTTGGGTCAGCAATGCTGAAGCCCGTCGAAGTCATACCAACCACAGCGAGCTTAGCAGGAATACCCATAGAAGCACGGAACTTCTTCAGTGCCTCGCTGGGCTGGATACGGCCTGCCCAAGTCTCGTTGTCCGTGTAGATAGCGAACGACTCAACAGGTAGCTTAGCCGAGAGGGCGTGAACCATCGGCAGGGCGCAATCCGTACCACCCATAGGCATCGAGTTGATCTTCTTCACGACATCATCCAGACGCATACGTGGCGAGATGTTGAGCGAAGAGATACCACCCGTTCCCGAGGTGAACGCCACAAACTCATAGGAGTTCTCGACGTTCGCAGTGATCAGAGCCATAGCAGCCGAACCAACTCGAGGAGTCAATCCAGGCACACCACCGCAATTCTCCCAGGTCATGGATGCCGAAACATCCAAAGCCAGCATGGTATTCTTGCCCGTGGGGACCACGTTCTTGAACGAACCATAGAAGGCCTGATCCAGAGCATCCACAACGCCGCGTACGACGTTCCAAGTGTTGGAACCCTTGACACCACGACCGGAACCGTAGGTCAGGAATGCCGACAGGATAGCCATTGGGTGGAGACGTGCCTTGCGGATCACATCCTCATCCGACAACTTGGCCCGAACCAGCTTCTCTGCCTGAGACATCGGAGTGAGCAGACCCACACTCGACATCTTACCCAGGTTACGGATCATTGCGTTGAGCGGCATCTTCTCCAGCAGCGCCTCCCAGACCTTAGGGTCGTTGAGGAACTGAGTGGGGATCGCCTCACGAGGAAGATCCGCATTCTTGATCAAGCTGATGATCTCCTTCGCAGAGGTCGCTCGCTTTGCCTCCTCAAAAGCCAGGATCTGAGGGTGAAGAATGTTGCTGGCATTCGAGCGGTGGAGAACCACACGATCACCATTCTCCTCCGAACCGCGGGTGTAGTCTGAACCAGCGACGGCCTCTACACCACCAACCATCCAGCGCAGAACCGCCTCACGCTCTGCCTCAGAAGTCTTGGGGTGACCCAGACGCAGCAGGTCACGGTGCGACCAGCCATCACGAGCCTGATACTTGATCGCCTGGTTAGCCAGACGGTCTAGCGGCATCTCGAGATACCAGTTCGCTACCGCACGACGCAGAGCACGACCCCAGCCACGCATACCATCCACGAAAGCCGCGAAGTGGAACAGGTGGGTGCCGATACGCGCAACCTTAGGAAGCGCTGCTAGAGCAGCCTGACGGGTTGCCTCATCATCGCTTGCCGAAGCCATCGCGAGCACAAAGAGCGCAGGATCGTTCTTGGCCACACGACCAGCATCGCTGATCTCCACGACACGATTAACGACACGAACGCCATCCTGGCCGATAAGGCGAAGAACGTTCTGTGCGTTCTGAACGGTGAGCGCCTGCTCCTTCTGGTAATAGGTTCCACCCTCGGTGCCGAGGATTAGGAACCGATCAAGCTGGTCCCATGGGCTGATAGTGAAGGTGAAGCCACCCGCATTGTTCTGTGCCATCTCAGCCTCACGACCGGGGATGGCCTGAGACTGAGGAGTCTCAGTTACACGGGCATTCACGCCAGCCAGAGTCTTGGTGTAATTGGTCATTTTGGTCACTCCTTATTCGGCTCGTGAAACCCACGAGCAAGGTTGGTCACTGACATTAGGACCGGAAAGACATTCGATCTAAGGAGGTGGAACGGCCTCACGCCACAGCTTACGCTATGGTTGCGGAATAGACGGATTCCAAGATGTCGAAGGGCGGACGGGCCTTACGACAGGTGCCTCTTTACGAAACTGCGGAAGCCTCGTCAAGAGCTTTCTTGAGAGCAGCCAGCACATCTGCCTTGCTCTCAAAGATCCGGTTCATGTGAACCGGGTTATTTAGCGCCACATGGATGACATTCGGCCCGAAGAACCGAATCAAACCATAACCCTCGAAACGCCCGTTACCAGGCGCGCGATTGTTCCAACGAGTACGATACGTTCCTCCACGAGTGTAAGGGTTGTATTCGTAATTGCTTTCGATGCCCAGCAGATCCGAGACATCCTGGTAGAAGCGTTCTACCTCAGTCATTTCCTTATTCATAATGCCTATTTAACACAAACTGGCATAATGTCAAAGAAAAGCTAGATCCGATCGGGTAACAGGGTGATGCCATAGACCTGAGGACTTACGACCGGAGCCCGCCCCATCACTATATTCGATCCTTCTAGCCTTGGCTTAGCTAGTGGATCTACTTAACCCCCTACACGTACGCCTAGAAGGGGATGCGGGGGAGCCCTTCCCGCACCTGTTACCTTAGAAAGCCTAAACTTCCAAACTCCTAGAGACCCCAAAGAGGCCTCGTTACACTTTATCTGGTTCATTCCAGAGTTATGACTAATCCCGCACGCCACTACGGAGATACCTTTATGTGTCAGCACACATCCCAGTCACTCTTAGTCATATTATGGGTTCAGGGTCGAAACCCTCAGTGCCGAGTATCATGTATATGATACTCTGATACCAGATACAACCTAAAAGTCATAGAAAGAGCGGGGTAAGGTTTACCCCGCTCTCACTGTTATTAGGTGAATAGAGTTCCGAGATCATCTCCAGTTGCCACGATGCGAACTGGAATGTAGATGAACTCAATGGCCTGTACTGGCTGGATAGCGATATCCACCCAAAGCTCATGTCGGTCAATACGCTCTGGAGTGTTGTTGGATTCATCGCAGACCACGACAAAGTCGTATAGACCACGCAGACCAACTAGATCAGCTAGGAACCTCTCGAATGTAGTCTTGACCGAGTCACGTGTATGAAGGTCGTTTGGTTCGAAGAGGAATGGCTTACTGATGTTATCCAGATTGTAACGTAGGTAGTTGATAAGACGTGCTACGTTGATACGATCAAGTGAGGTAGCTTCTGCCTGACGAGTCTTCTGACCATACACAACCAGACCGCGGTTTGGAATATACGCGATTGGGTTGATGTTGTTCTGGTACAGGATGTCACGCTGGCCTTCATTGAGCATTGCTGCCTTGAATTCACCCGCGCTATCCAGGTAGCCAACACTTGAAGCGTTGGTGACTAGACCACGAGTAAAACCAGCTGGGGCCAACCAAGGATAGCTGATCGAATCGCTATATGCCAGGGTGCGAAGAGCAATAGTGCTTGGTGGCACCATGACCTCATTACCATCGACGTTGGTGCTCAAGCCCCAAGGATAGTACATACCAACATATGGATCGAATGTACTAACGCCAGCTTCGGTGTTACCTTCAGCAGCATTGGTTGCGAAGGTAGTGATCGAAGCACCACTTGAATCCAAGCGGATTGGAGTATCACCAACAACGAAGGCGACCTGCTTCATGTCAGTATTCAGGGTTACCATTTCATCGATAAGCTCAATGTAGCCAGGAGCCGCAAGCAGGTTGAAGTAAACCGTTTCTGCGCGAATGTCCTGGTTATCAGAGATCGTTGCTGCTAGGGCCTTAACAATCATCTGACGCTGAGCCTTACGACCGAAGAATGGAACACCATTCAGGTCATAACCCGAGACGTTAGTCCACTGACCACCAGTGAACTGCTTCACATCATTGGTTGAGGCCGAAAGATCAAACAGCTTCATACCAACGGGGAATGTCAGCGCTGAAGTAGTTGCTTCTTCACCAAACGCGATACCGTTGACTGGATCGACATTGTTCTCAACGTCAATGGCCTTCCAAGCACCAGCCAGGCGGCGGTACATCTTGGGGAAGTTCTCCATATCCGATGTATCGATCCACAGATCATTATCGACCAATGGGCCACCATTGGATTGAGTCGACGGAGCACTACCTAGAAGCAGAACGCCATTGGAATCCGTAGCAGGGTAGAAAGTGCTGTAAGGAACCCAGGTGGCCACACCGTCAACTGACGAGCAAACCTTGATATTTGCTACGATGTTGAGGTTGTTATACCAGAGAGTTCCCTCATCAGGATCACTGGTTGGTTCATTTGGGCCAGCTTCTTCACCCAATGCTCCCCAAGTGCCACCACTACTGTAGGTGTGGAACTCGAAAACCGCCGTTCCTGGATCGGTAATCGTGTAAAGAGCGTTGCCATCAGAATCAGCTGAAACCGTTCCAGTTGCTGGATGATCAGGATCAGCACCAACCGAAACAAAGACCGAGCCAGCAGTCTTCGTGAGGCTATCCTCATAGAAGCTAGGGTAGAGTGGAACCAAATTCTGATCCCAAGCACCAGTTGTGACATTGAAGGTCTTCAAGATCCAAGTAGCAGCACTAGAGATACCACCATAGAGCTTGGCAGGCGTGATCTTCACAAGGATATCACCTACCGTGCTGCTCTCTGGAGCAAAGGTATTGTAGAGCAGGCTCGGAGTAGTTCCACCATTAGCAGCGGCCTTGGCAGTCTTCCAGCCATCGCTACCAACAAGTAGCCATGCTCCGGCAATCTTCTGGTAGAGGCTCTTCTTGCTGTAGAAAACGACCATAGCCATATCGTTATCCGCGCCAGTCGCAGCCAAAGGAATCTTCTGGCCGGCAACCTGCTCATCAGCATCTGCGTCAAGATCCGACAGCTCATCCAAGACGTAAAGATCACGCTCGTCCCACTGTGAACCAGTCCACTCGTAAATGCCCCAAGTGTTGTTCAGAGTATCGAGCCAGCAAGTGCCCTGAGCTGCTTCACCACGTGGAGCAGTTGAAGTTGGCATAAGCTGAGCGTAGTCGATCGCAGCACGGATCACATAAGCGCGATTCGCAATACCAAGATACTGATAGGCAGCATGGAGACCGAACTCATTGAGTTCGTAACCGTGAACGGCTGTGCCATTCTTGGTGTAGAAGATTGGATTACCGAACGTCTGGAGGAGTTCGCGCTGGCTCGTGATTGGATAGAGCTTGTTCGCGTTCTCAGGCAGGGTGCCCTCAGCAACACCCGTACCGCTTGGCAGGGCTTTGTATTCATGAGTGCCGATGATGATCAGCGGAACAGTGCCTTCACCAGCCGTTGCGTAATTGGATTCGTCGGTGACGGTAACAGAAGTACCTGGCGACTGTAGTGGATAGGTCATATTCCAG